ATTTTCTATTACCATATTACGTAACAAAATAACAATTATGTTTTAATAATTTGAATTTTCAGTAACAAATATTTTACAAAGTTGAATTTAATATTTAAAATCATTTCGCACCACAACACGTAACAAATATTGTTGTTTTGTTATAAAAATTATAATTATGGTAACAAAAATTGTTGATTATAATTCAACACTCGACGAGACGGCGTTATCGTCACAAAATATAATTTATTATAAAAAAATTACACTTATTGATGTAAAGAATGTACAATCTCATAAAATTATTAATTAATTAATAATTTTATATACCATTTATAAATAATCATTCTTTTCTATTATTTTTAAACTATCATCTATACATTTACATAATTTTTCATTCACATCATCTGGTAAATTTATTCCAGTCTTTCGTAATTCAGAATTTTTACGAATTAATAATAATGATATTGTTATGTCAAAAAATGGATATAATTTACTTTCCTCTTTTTTTAATTTTAGAGATTGACCAGTTAATTCATATAAATACTTAGATGTACTAATTATTTCTCCATAATTAATTCCATAACTTTTATTTACTATATCATATATTTCTTTACCAGATATATTTTTATCATTCTTTGATTTTATTATTAAACTTTTTAATTTATTTAAATCTAAATTAAAATTACCAGTACCTTTTTCTGTGTCTGTCATTAATTCTTTTTATATGATTTATTGTTTTGTTTTAAAATTATTTTTTTTATTGATTTATTACATATGCAACAATTTTCAAAAAATACTATTGATTACCTAAAAAATAATAATGATTTTATTCCTCCAAAAAATAGTAGAAATTTATTGTTTGATAATATAAAATCTTTTATTAAACCTAAATCAGATATTTTAGAACCATGTGCAAAAACTGGAGAATTTGTTCATCAACTTTTGGAGATTGATATTTCTTTCAATCTAACCGTTTTAGAAGAAAATAAAACTCTCTTTGATAATATTAAAGATATTTCAAATTGTAAAGTTAATAATACTTCCTTTCTTAAAATTTCAAAACCACACAACTTCAGAAAATTTGATATTATTATTGGTGCACCTCCATCCAAAATTATTGATAAAAAAACCCACATCGGAAAACAATTTAAACATTGGTTTGTTAATAAAACTGATTTTTATGCATTGTATTTTATGAGAGCTATTGATTTACTCAAAAATAATGGTGTTATCGCTTTTATCATACCTGATTCCATTTTAAACTCCCCTTACTTACAATTATTAAGAAATAAAATTTCTAGTAAAGGAAGTATTATATTTCTACAAAGATTATCCAATTTATTCACTAAAACTACTTACAATACGGTTTTAATCGGATTTCAAAAAAATAAAACTATTAATGATAAATTTAGTTGTTTGTTCAATAAACAAACATTCTTTCATTTTAATCCATCTATTTATTCAGATGTTTTTTCTAATGCTACATTCCTTTCCAAATTTAATATTAAAATTGATAAAGGTAATATCCATAATAATATTTCAAATAGAACAAATAATATACGAAATATACCAATTATATACACAAAAAATATTGTTGATAATTCTTTAGAATTATATAAAAACTCTAAACAATATATACTTCCAAAATTTACACCTTCTCAACCTAGAAATAAACCGTCTCTTATTATATCTAAATTTTACGGTAATAATAATGATGAATTTCAAATTAATTATGCGATGTGTTCTATGGATTCATATTATTGTAATGATAATTTATTTGTTATTACTTTTCCTGAATTAAATAATGAAGAATCTGTTATTTTTATTCATAAAATTATTAAGTCCTTAAAAATGAATGAAACCAGAAATTGGGAAAGATTATTTCTACAAGATGGTTTAATCTCTAAATTTCAAATTAAATATTACTTGCCGATTTTTATTTAAATTTCATTATCATATAATTTATCCATTTGATATATTTCCATATATATTTTCATTACACGTCGCTCCTCTCTATAACCACATAAAAACCATCTTCTAAACCAAGCCCTAAAACCACCCATCCTTTCTGGTTTCATTAGTCTTTTATAATATCTTTCCTCTTTCATCATTTAATATATTATATATATATAATTTAACCATCTTTGATAAAATTAATCTAAATATAATCACATTTCTCTATTTTATAATTAGTCCCTTCAGCTTTTATACAAAATGGTTTTCCACATCCATATATTAACCCTTCACGTGCTAATCTATCACATTCCTCTTTTTTCATATGCGGATCTATTTGTTCCAATGTATTTTTATATGTACCATGTCTGTATATTTTACAATTAAATTTAGCCTTTGGTAATATTACCATGTTTTGACAATGGGGACACTTTTTAATTATATAATCATCCATTATATATAATTAAAATATTTACTTATAAAAATTAATTTCTTTTAACGGAAAATCCATTAAACCATTGCTACCCGGTTTGGGTACCCCTTTTCTTTTATTACATCCAGGAACATCTGTTGGTTCCATTGATTTACTCCAATTATACTCCATTGGTGGTAACAAATTATTTCGTAATTTTCTTAAATCTTCAGCAGTTACATTAAATGCCCTCACTTCTTTTTGATTTTTCATTACATCACCCCAGTCATCTACTTCTAATTTATTTCTTTTTTCTATTGACCTCCCAAAACTATCACTTATTTCTTTTATATTACTAAAATGTTCCATCTTTGACCAGTCAAATGAATAGAATATCATTGCTGTACATACTCCCATTATTGCCCATACAAATGTTTGACCATATTTTATTCCTAATAAACCTGGCGCTGGTTCATGTCCTTTTCCTACATGACCACCCATTGATGAAAAATTCATCCCAAAATAACCTGTTAATACCCCTAATGGTAAAAATATTGTTTCTATTAATGTTAACATACTTAATGTATAAGATTGCGCTTCATCAGTTTCACGTTGTAATTCTTCACTCAATAAATCTAAACTATCTTTTATTTTTAATAATACATCCTCTAAACCTTTTATCTTCTTCTCATCATATTTAAACTTACCTTTTTCTATTTCAAATGTTATATGATTAAATCGTAATTTTAATTCTAAATATATCTTATTTATATTTCTAAATCTTGATGTACTCTCCATTAATGTCTTGTCCCCAGATAAAAAATCATTATTTAAACCATCCATCATATTTGTTAAACCTTTTAAATCATCCTTAAATTCATCTATTGTTAACTCATTTATTTTTGACCTTATTACTCTTACACTTGACCTTGGCTCCAAATTTCTTTTCCTCCATATTAATTTACCCAAAAATCTAAAAAATATAGCACTTAATATAAAAATTATCAGGCCTATAAATATCTCACGCTTTGATAAATGCATTAATACCCATGTATTAAATTCTTTATTTTTACCCATATAAATTATATTAATATTAAATATTTGTCTTATATATATATGATTTTTCAAAAAAAAGAAAAGAAAAAATTAAAAGTTGGTGTTGTTTCTACCGATGCTGTCCCACATGTTATTAGAGATGGTTATAATTATTCGGGTATTTCTGTTGATATATGGAAAGCCATTGCAAAAAAAGCAAATATTGATTTTAAATTTGTTGAAGCTGGTAGTAATCAAGAAGAAGCTATTTCTAAGGTATCTAAAGGTACAATTGATGTTTTAGTTGGTCCATATGTCATTTCTAACAAAAGATTTCAACATGTTGATTTTACTATTCCTTACTTTTTATCTGATATTGGTATTGCTTCCGTATTTAAAGTCAATAATTTTAATAATTATTTAGTTATTTCACAAATTTTAACTTCTATCATATTTTTATTTGTTTGTCTATTATTTATTAATAAATTTGTTCAAAATTTTGATAAAAATTCTCACTTTGCTGATTACTTTATGAGTTCCATTCCAGATTTTAAAGATAGAAAAATGTGGGTTTTATATACTATTATATTCCTATGCATTACCATCTTATACATGAATTATTTTAAACCTTCATTTAATTTAGGAGGTTATTCCCTTAAAGGTAAAAAACTTATTTATTCTGGTGATTCTATTCATAAAAGTGTTATTAAAAGTTATGGTTCTAAAGCTGAAATTGTAGAAAATAATAAAACTGCTGACCATTATAAACAAATTACTGAAAATTCATTATTTAATAAATATATTAATAATACCGACGATTATTTTGGTGTTTTAGAAGATACTTCCAGGATTGAATACATTTTACATCATAATTTAGATAAATTCAAAAATATTAATATGATTAGACAAAAACTTTCTTATAATAATTTTGCTTTTATAGTACCCAAAAAATCTAAACAATTAGATAAAATTAACGCGGCTCTTAAAGAAATTCAAAGCGAAAAAATTTCACAAATTATTGTTAAAAAGTATTTAGGTAATAAATTTGAAAACCATGTTACTTTTTAATCATTATATAATATATATATAATGACTATTAAAGTTGGAGTAATACCAAACGACCCTTTTATTATTAATGACCATAAACTTAGTGGATTCACTATTGATATTTGGGAACATATTGCAAATAAAAAAAAAATTAAATACAAATACTATGTTGTTAAAAATAGAGATAAACTTTTTGAAAAATATCATGTTGTTTTAGGTAAAGTACCTATTACACCTGATAGTATTAGAAAAGTAGATTTCACTACACCATACTATTTTTCTAATTATGCGGTTGTTAGTAAACGTAAAAATAATTCAGAAGCTGTGTTAGCTGTTTTTGCTAAATTAGCACTAGTTTTTGTTACATATGTTGTTTCTTCTATGTCTATACACTACTTTTTACAAACCAAGGATATTAATATTAATCAAGTTATTTATTATACTATTAAAAATATGTCTCCATACCTAGTTGGTAAAAGAGATACTGATTTACTTGCTAGATTCAACTATTTATTTTCTATATTATTTATTATTTTGTCTATTATTACTATTTATTCTATACTTACTACTAAAGAAGTTTATAGTAGATTACCTAAAAAACCTATACTTGTTGCTGATAAAAATAAAGGATTAACTAAATACCTTAAGTCTAGAGGTGCACAAGTTAAAATTGTTAAAAATTCAGGCGGGTTTGATAAATTATTAGATTTATATCTTGCAGACCCTGATGAATTATCTGGTATTTTTGTTTCAGAAGAAAGTAAAATTGATAAAAATGGTGTTATTTTTAATAATAATCCAAAATATCAAAATTTGTCTTTTAGAAGATACAATTTTGGTAAATCACAAATGACTATTGCTGTTAGAAAAAATCATCCAATGTATCAAATTATTAATGCTGAATTACTTCGGATGAAAGAAAATGGTAAAATGTTTGAACTCTCCAAAAATTGGCTTAGTGCTAGACATAATAGGTCTCTTAAATATTAATTATTTCCTACATATTGCAGTAATTTTTTTACCATTAAAAATATTTTTCTTTTTTTTTTTATATCCATTTATTATAATGTCGATTACTAAAAATATGAGCCGTGCTCGTAATGCCAGTTCCACCTATTCTCGTTCTAAACCTTCGCGTTTTGATTGGCTTTTATGGAATGCTATCAACAAAAACACAACTAAAAGAAATAATTTAGCAAATGTCACACAAACTGGTTCAAATGTAGACCTTTCCGCTATTAGTAGCACTACTACAGTTAAAGGTTTACTCAGTGTGGACGGGCACGCCACTTTTAAGGATAGTTTGACAACAGCGGAAGGCGTGGAATACGGCTTGACAGCTTCAAGCGGCCACAAACACGGATTTTTGCGTAGTGTACCATCCTTGCTGTCCAGCTCCGCAGGTGCCAACACCGATATTACATTAGGTACATTACCTGCTGATTGTCGTATCGTGAACTTAATACTTAGTACTGATGCTATTATAACAACTGCTGGGAACCTCGGTGACGATGTAGATTTCTCTTTAGGGATAGCGGCCACTACAGGCCAAATAATTGACCAGAGGGCAATCTGCCTTGACGGTGGTGCTGCAGTCAGTATAGATCCTAACGTTTTATATTACTTGATCAAAGACGGCCGCCCCACCGCCGCGAATGCCATCGATGCCACTGGTATCTTGGAGGACGGAACGACAACGAACAACCCCGTCACTAGTGAAGCCATAACAATGTCCTTGACTGCGCACGTCCTCCCTGTAGATAGAATTATAGTTGCAAGATTAACACCACTCAACACCAACCTTGCTGGTACCACTGGAAATGTCACTGTTATCCTTGAATTTATGACTGCTTAATTTAATTAATTATTTTTACATTATTTAAAATAATTAATTTCTTCTAGAACGTCTGCGGGTTTTTTGACCATATATTTTTTTATTAATATATTCTATATATGCCTGTAACAATTTTGACAAAAAACACGCGTGACGCTAGATATTCCAAATCTGCTCAAAGTCGTGCTAGACTTAAACCTTCCCGATTGGACCACCTTACATGGAGTGCTATTAACAAAAACACAGTTATCAGAAACAATTTAGAAAGTGATAACCCTACTATTGGTACAGATACTAAAATAGTTAAAATTGGAGGTGACCATGCTGTTAAAGTAGATAAAGAATCTGGATCAGGAGGAAGCAGTGGCGGTAGAGAGTTGGTCCGAACAAGCGGAAGTTTCGCTGGAGGTTCTATCACACAACCAGCTTATACTACTCTAAAAAAACTAGAAATTATTTTTAATACTAATATTGAGTGTGCTGCAAGTGGGCATCTTCATTTGATTGTTAGAAGTGGCAGCACCACTATACTGCACGACAGCAGCAGCGCAGCCGCCATCTTGGGAAATAGTGGTAAGGTTGGACAGTATCAACCTATTGTCCTTGTTGATAATTTTCAACCAATACCAGCTAATACTGGGGAATTAAACAATGCAAAATTTACCCTCTCTTCTCCCTTTACAAACGTTGACAGAGATCTATCTTTTTCTATCGAAGTAAATAGCGCGAACCTCGTTGCACCTTCTGCAGGGACAAATCCATTTGTTTCCGTGGTTGGTCACTTTGCTTATGTTTCTGATAATCATTAATTATTTTTACATTATTTAAAATAATTAATTTCTAGAACGTCTCCTTCTTTTTGTTTTGGGGGATTTTCCCCCCCTTTTCCTTTTAGTTCTCCTTTTTCTAAAATGAGATTTTCTTTTCGTTCTTTTTCTTTTCCTTCTTGTTTTCCTCTTTCTTCCTCCATTGCTTTTTGGAGAAATTTTCGCCATTAATTGTTCATTCACGTTTTTACATTCTTCTTTTGCTTTTTCACAGTCTTTAATTGCTGCTTCTTTTTCTTTTTCACACTTTTCTTTTACATTTTCCAATTCTTCTGATAATCTTCCAATTGTTCCGGTTAAATTGTTTATCTGTTTATCCTTTGTTTCTATATGTTTATCCTTTGTTTGTATTGCGTGTCTTAAACCCTGTTGTTCTGCTTCTGCTATTAATCCTTTATCCGTTGCATTCTGTTGTTTCTTAACTTTTTCTTCTAGTGATTTATTTTTCCGGTTGAGTTTATTCCATTTTACCACCAACCCAGCCAACTGTTTCTTTTGTTTTTCAGTCTCTTCGCGCTTTGAAAAAAATTCCGTCCTTGTTTGTTCATGTTCATCATTCACTCTGTCCATACGTATCTTGCATTCTTCTTGTATTTTTTGATTTTCATCTTCCAATTTTACCATTTCTTTTGAACATTTATCTTTTATATTTTGAACTTTTTCTTCCGAAGTACGAATTTTGGATACATCATCTAGAGTACCTTCTCTTAATTTCACGATGGTACCTTCTAATTCACCAATAACCTTTTCTAAATCTGTTTTATGATATTCTTTTCGTAAACCATGTTTTCCTACTAATGACATATATATAATATTATAGATAATTAATTTCTTCTAGATTTTATTGTTGACTAAACTTTTATTTTATTCTGTTCACATACTTTTTCTATTATTGTGTTTTTTTCAACCACCATTATATTTTCTTTTGATGAACCCATTATGTTTTTTTGTATTGAACGCCATTCTTTAATTCCATCCTCTGTATTGTTCCAATTTGGATTTTTCTTACACCATTCTTTTAATTGTTCTGCTTGTTTTTGTGTAACTTTTCCTATAGCTGATTGCATTTTACTTATTTCATTTTTTGACCATTCTCCATCATCTTTTACATAGTATTCCAACGGTTTTAAATCAGAACATTGTACTGGTCTATCTTCCTGTGGTAAATCATTCAAATTCTTTATTAATATTTCTGATACACCTTCTGTATATCCCAAACTCTTCGTTTTTAATATATCCTCCAAACTAACCGCTATTTGTTTAACAAAATCAGTCAAATTTAATGCATTTTTACATGTTTCATTTAAATAAAAGTTAATATTGATTTTATTATTAATATTGTTTGTATTATAACAATTATCATATTTATTGTTATTTTTATTTGTTATTTGTTGTTTATTTGTTTTTAATATTTCAATCATTTCATTTTTACATTCTATTTCTTTTTTCATTACTAAATTCTGGACTCTCTCTTCTTCCCTTAATATTTGTAAATATACACGACAATTATTTCTATGTTTACACAAACTACTTTGGTGTTTATACGTTTTTTCACAATAATCACAACTCCATATTTTTTGAGATTTTGTTAGTCGTTTTTTAGCCATTTTTTTGCCATTTTGGATAAATTTATCCATTTTTTCTTGATTGTGTTTTTTTGTTACGTGTTTGGATAATCCGCTCTGATGTACAAATTTTTTTTTACAAAATTCACATTTCCAGTGTGGTGTTTTTGTTAGTCGTTTTTTAGCCATTTTATCCACATTTTTATCCATTTTTTTATCCATTTATATATTCTAAAGAGTATTTTTTAAGTAATTTTGTACAAATGTACAATTTTCAAAAAATTTTTGTACACCCGTTTTTTTTCCACTTTTAAACCATAAGTCATCACAAAACTTTATAGTTGTTTTCAAAAAGTCATTCTCAGTAACACAATTTTTGTACACTCGGCAAAATCGCATTTTGTTATCATAACTCGTCACACGCCATCTTGGCAAAAAATCGCTCAGTAAGGTCAGTCACAGAAATTTTTGTACACTCTTTTTTTTCCCATTTTATTACCATAATTCATCTAAAAATATTTTCATTATTTGTTAAAGTTGTAAAATGCTGTCATGGATTGATACTTCATAAAATAACCCTACAATTCAGTGACAAAAATAAAAAGACAAATTTTAATTTGTTACTGTTATATTTTTAAAATGTACAATATTACAAAATATACCCCCTAAAAAAGTGATTTACGTTTTTGTCATAAAATATCTATATTTGGATGAAAATCTGAAAGGGTTTGAAAAAGCACAAAATTTTGTACATTTGTACATTGCTTGTTTTGTGATGGTTTATCGTAAGACAACAAAAAATCGCCAAAATCCCAGTCTCAAATAGTGCATAAATTTAAGTTATTTTTTATGTGTTCAAATTTTCAACAACTTCTTTCATACATTTTTTAAATCTTTTGGTATCCAAAATTCCATGTTTGTATGTAAAATTTAAAGTTATTTTATCATAATATGATAGTCCTGATATAAATAAATTATATTTATACGGAGTTACAATATTACTTATATGACTTACTTTATAACCATTAATAGTATTTTCATCTAAATATGAATGTAAATTACTATATCCAAAATGATTCTGATTGATTCCTCTTGAAATTAACTTAATTGCCATAGGACAAGAAAAATGAAACAAACACTTAATAATATTTATAATACATGGAATTAAAGGACTAGATTTAATTTGATTCATTTTTTTGTTAATATTGTTAAAAATGCCGTCATCTACCTTGGTTGAAAAAGTTACAAAGCCAAATTCATTACCACTATTAATGGTTTTGTTTAAGTTTCTCAAATTAAAAACAGTACTTGATGAAATATTAATATGTTCCTTATTTGAATATTTCTTCAATGCTTTTAAAATTAAAGAATATAACAAATCATTCATTGTTATTTGGTTTTTTTCTTTAATTTTTTTTAATTCTTTAATATTAAATGTGTATAATGTATCCCAACATACTTTATTTTTATCTATTTTATCAAATATTTTTTCTTTTTTATAAAAAAATAGGTTATAAAATAAAGAAAATCCAGATATAATGAAGAAATATATTGATTTTAAGATTCTAATTATAGAAAATCCTTGTGTTTCTTTCTTTTTTCTTTCAATAAACGAAGAATTATCAAAGAAACTCTTACCTATTTTTTCAATTAAATAATAACCATCCCCAATCATATGTGAACATGTGAAAATTACACAGGTTTTTTCGGGATATCTCACAAAATATATCATCCATTCTGGTTGACCATCCGCATATTTTGTATTTATTATTTTATCAATGTACTTCTTATGTTTTTTAGAACAATACTTCTTTCTATCTATTATCTTCATATGATTCTTTATTACAACTGTATGATTTTCCCATACTAAATTATTTACCTTATTTTTCACTATTTCATTTAATCTATTATTATTTTCAATACAAAGCTTTACTTTTCTATGTATAAAATCATCTTCTAATTTTCCTTCAACATTAAAAAACACAAATATATTATTTGAAAAACATGGATTGTCCTCCTTCATATAATAAAATAAACTATCTGTTGCATCCAATAATTTCATATTAAATTATAAATATATATTTATTTTATAATTATAAACTAATGGATTTAAAAATATTAACTTGGAATATAAATTTTATTAATAATTCATGGTTAAAACGAGTAAAGTGTATAAATACTTTATTAGACAAGAAAGAAGATTATCATATAATAGCACTTCAAGAGGTAACTATACCCGTTGATGAAAACATGTCAAAGATATATGGATTTATAAATAATATGAAATATAAAACTGATACATTTCTAACAAGAAATATTATTTATAAAAATTTAGCAAACTATTTTCCCCAAAATAAAATCAATATAATTACTGCTTTCAAATACTTAATGGACAAATTATTCATTTTTATTAGCTACTTCATGTCAAACTTTGGTAACACATTGATTGATATTTATGTTAATTATGGAATATTAGGTAAAATTTTTGGTGGATTTCTAACATGTGCATTTCCATTAATATTTATATCTATGTGGTTTTTCATTGGAATGATGACTTTAATCAATAAAAGTTTAAAACCTACTATTAATAATCAAACCATTGGTGATGGAAGAATTATTCAATACAGTGAATTCAAATTTAATACTAGAGATGTATTATTTATAAATATACATTTGTCTTATAAAAATAATGATGAAAAAGTGAAAGAAAACGAAATAACGGAATTATTGGAATTTGTCAAGAAAAAGGAGAAGGATATTGTTATACTGGCTGGAGATTTTAATAGTAATTCTAGTAGTATTGTATACAAAACACTTATAGAAAATAATTACAAAAGTGTTATGTTAGAAAAACATGGAAAAGAATTAAATACTTTTCCATCAAATAAACCTAAAAAATGCTTAGATTATATATGGATTAAAGGTGATAAAATTAGTGTAAAGAATGCAAATGTATTAGGAAATGAAAAATATACCGACCATTTAGGTATTGAAACCACAATAACAGTTAACAAGTAAGATTATCTAAAATCCATTTTCTAATATTGTTTTGTGTTGGTTCTAATATTTT